GCACCAGAACCCACAATGTTGTGATGGGTATCGATTGTTACAGTATCTTGAATGGTAAATGAACCAGTAACGGTACCATTAGCAATGTTTACTTTATTATTTGAGTTATCAAAAGCGGCATTAGCATGTCTGTAGGCAGAGTTTGTTGTCAAATAAGCTGTATTGAGAACCGCATAAACTGTATTAGTTAGAACATAGCTGGAGTTTGTTACGGTGAAGTTTGAGTTTGTTTTAAAAGATGCTGTATTGAGATATCCATAAACCGTATTGGTTCTAGTAAAACCAGCTGCGGCATTGGTTGCTGTACCTATCGAAAATAGATATGTTCCTGAAGCAAGATCATAAGCATCATTAGCCTTTGTATAGGCTCTATTAAGTTTTTCTGCTTGTTCTACTGCGGTAGCATTAGTTAATGAAATAGTATTTGCCAGAGTGAATGCGGCATTGGCTACTGTGAAAGCAGCGTTAGCTTTTGTGTGAGCATTAGCACTATTAAAGAAACTTCCATAAGCAAAAATATTAGCTGCATTGGCAATCGATCCAGCTTCATTTGCTCTATCGGAAGCGTTATTGGCAATGATGATCGATGTCTGTGAAACTAGAATTAAATTATTAGAGGAATCATAAGCCAAATTTGCTTGATCGAACGCAGCCCCACCAAGAAGCAATAAATCACCAGATGACTGATTTAGATCAGATTGCAATGTTTCAACGTTGGCACTTAGATTAGCCGCATGTTGATATAGTTCCGTAAAGTTATTATTGGTCTTAAGGAACGAGACACGCATGGTGTCACCCGTACCATCATTAGAACTGGAACCAATATTGATTGTTTCTTTTGAAAAGTCTGCCATTATACTCTACTCTATGAATGTTTGTATTTATTTAGTTATTACCAGGTATCGCCAGACCAACTACTTCTTTTCCATATATCAGCAACGCCGTCAACATAGTCGCTGGTGCAATAATAAAGAAAGGTGCTATTAGCTGCAAACATTCCTTGCAAATTACCGGGTTGTCCTTTACTAGTTGCAGGAATACTTACGCCAACAGTATTAGCCTTATCGAATGCACTATTAGCTACTTGAAAAGCGGTGTTTGTTACTGTAAAATTTGTATTTACAAGATTACTAAAATCATTTGCTGCGATTAGAAAGGATGATATGTTGGATGAAATAGAATTTGCATATGAGTTGGAGCTATTTGCCATTACACCAGCATAGTTGTTTGCTGATAATCCAACAGTATTGGCATAATTATTAAAAACATTAGAAGAACTTAAAATATTTTCAACATTAGAAGTTACAACAGCAAGATTAGCATATACTTCATCAAAGTTTTGATTTGTTTTTGTGAATGCTATTCTTAGCTTATCACCAGTACCATCATTTCCTGATGAACCTACGTTAATTATCTGCTTTGTCATTTCTTTTCTCTTTAATTGATATCAGCGGAAATGGTCATATCATCCGCCGAGTATATTAGTGAATCTACTGTTATTGTTGCTACTCTATCGCTATCACCAAATTCTGTCACATTAACATCGTAACCATAATCGTCTCCAGGTTGCGCTGTAATAGGATCGGGTTGAACTTTAATGGATACCAATTGCAACGGACTAGCATCAAAGGAAGCTATCTGACATACACCATTCGTTGATACTGCATGTATCGTATTATTTACTCTAAACTGTCCTTGCGTGGCACCTAAAACAAGTTTGCCCAAATTGGCGTTATAGCTTACTACAATACCATAAGCATTCGCTGTTTTAAAACTATTTCCAGTATATACAAAATCTTCCGACTTAAACTTGCCATTTGCATTGATAACATTCAGTCTTGTTATATAGCCAGATTGCAAAGACGGATCGTTGTATGTGTTTGCATAAACCGTCTTGATGATCTTTGGATATGAGATTGGACCATAATAGTGCATCTTCATTGTGAATGTTAGAGTCCAATTGATATATCTTATGGAATCAAAGTCGCCTTCATATGTGATATCGTTGGCCACGCTATTGAGAATGACTGGAATGTCTTTGACAGCGCCAAGATCAGGAATCATATTGGTGGCAACGGTAAAGTCAGGATTGAAGAATGGTAAAATCTGTTCTACAATATGTGTGCCGTCGTCGATGTTTCTAGCATAGATGTTTAGTGCAAATGTGATATCATACGGAACACCCATATAGCTTGCGGTAACATGAGTAGATGTGTTAGACTTTGCTGCTCTTAGAAGTGAGTTTTGCTTTCGTGTAGCATCATAAGAGATTCCTGTAATCTCAAATGACATACGAGGCAAAATCATACCAACGCTTCTAAGTAGATCAGGATCAGAAAACAATCTGGTGATCATCTTCTCTTTTGGTGAATAGATGATGGGAACCAGAAAGCGACTTGTTTCTTTTCCTGTTTGATCGTTTTTACGAACAATCGTAACGTCATCAAACAAACGTCCAAATAGAACAACGGCCTTTCTTGTTAGTTGATGATAAAAGTGGCTATTGTCTAACATTATGGCGTTCCAAACGGATTGATTTCGGATAGATCAAGAATAGTCGTTGTCTCCTGAACAAATTCTTCGTTATCATAATCATCATATAGATTGAAATCTGTTCGATTATCGTATGCAGTTGAGCGATATATTGTCTGTGAAGTATTACCGTATACATTAGCGTTTGCTCTAAACTGACCTTCGATATTATATAAGAACATTGTACCATTTGCCTTATACCATTCTTTGACAGTAGCAGAGGCATAATTATTGGCCCACGTTCCATCGTCAGATTGATAAACAACTTCACCATCAAAGTAGCTGGTATTAAAAATATTTACCGGTGTTGTTTGTAGTGTTAGTTTGGTTGTATATGAAACTTCTTCGGCTACTTCATCAATCTCATCAATACCTGTATTGATTTCTTCTTGACTATAACGGAATGCCTCGCAGCGAAGTTCATAGACGAATGGAAGTCTATTACCTAGAGAATGAAACATAAGTTCTTGTTCAACAAACTTAATCTCAATCAAACTCTGTAGAAGTGGAATAAAAAGCAGATCACCTTCTTGTGGACGTTGTCTTATTGTAGAAGGCAAAATCTTTTTAAATGACCGCATAGAGATGATTAGATTGGATGTTTCTCTAATCTCCAGTCCAAACTTTGAGAAGAAGTCATTATCCCCTTCGAAACCTGCTACATTGGTAAGGTATGCTTCTATCAGATATGCCTTTTCGAACTTAGATTTTGAATACTCACCAAAGATCATATCACCGGCGTCAAAAGACTCACGAGGAATGTAATAGATGTTTTGTCCCATAATCTGAATCGATTCGACAATAACATCTTCCATGAGTCTATACTCATTATTCATTCGATTCTGTGTTGGGAAGTTATTGAAGTATCCGTTTACAGGCATACTAACCTACCAAAAAGCCAGGAGGAGCTTCGTAAGTATTTCTAATCTGTTCTTCAATTTCTCTAATCTCTGTCATCGCCTCCGCATAGATATCAGCGCCACGCATTGTTACACCGCCTGGTAGCTGCATCTTGTCAAACTTGGACATGTTCTGACCCCACTGACGCTTGACATAAGCTGTGGTTAGCTTTTTTAGCATACGATCATTCCATACCTGTGTGTATACGGTAGGATCGGTGATGACAAAGCCTTCAATGATGATAAACTCGCCATCGTTGATATCGGAATCCCAGTCCCAATCGATGTATAGCTTGTCGGTAAGTCTATTGAAACGAATCGGAGTCTCGCCTGTAAAGATTAGATCAAGCGTGGCGAGATGCTGCATTGTAAGAGAGTAGTTGACATAGGACGTGGAAGACAAGTCCCATAGATCATTTAGACGAAGCTGATATCTAAGGTCGAACATATTCATGGCCATCTTGTTCTGGCCAACCTTGAATACTCTGGTAGCACCAATGAGAGAATCTGAAACAGTAACGTAACGATTGACCTTGTCTGTATTGGTAACCTGATGCTTTACATATGTTCGTTCGGTGCCGTTGAAGTGAAACTCGTTCCAAAACTCAAATGCGAGTTCCACTGCATCGTTTACCTGCTCGTCATCCACGTTGATTTGCATGACAGGATAACCTAACTGTCTCAAACAAAATTCTTTCAGTTCTTCTTTATTAGCTGGTTTGTTTAGTGACATAGATTATCCTTGTCGAATTAGTTTATTACTTTATCAGCAAGAGGACCTTCTGGACGATTTTGCTGAATCTGAGCATCTGCTTGCTGACGGACAATAGTAAAAGTCTCTAGACTTGCTTCCAGTGGTAGCTTGGCAAGACCTGCTAGAATAATATTCATCTGATTTAGATTCACTTCAATCTTGATAGTATTTTCCATGATGTTTTCACTCCTTAGTTAGTATTTGCGGCTGATGCCCATGGTAGAGTAGCTTCTATTGCTGGATTCTTTTTTTCATCAATTTGTTTCTGAATTTGCGAATTAACATGATCTCCATATGAACCAACAACAACGGCTTTGATCCACGTTAGAACATCTTCCTCCGTCAATTCGGAGAACGGTATGAATGTTGTTCCTGCTGGCATAGAATTGATAGAAAATGGAGTAGCACCTAAAAACTTACCTTCAAACTCTCCATCTTTACCAATCTTCTCCCAGTATGTCTGAACAATAACATCGGAGGCATCATTTATCGTAGCTGTTTTAAGTCCTGTCACTTTCCAAGTGTATGTGATAGCCATAACCTTATCCCCTTACCTTATGAACATGTCTATTTAGTTGTTTCATACTCGACGCTTTAGTTCGTCAATTTGTGCTTGTTGCTCTTTGATTGCTTCTATTAGTAGACCTACCATATTACCGTAAGCCACATTCTTGAAACCATCTTTATCTTCAAATACGACTTCTGGTAATACCTTTTCGACTTCTTGTGCGATAATACCTGAATAACGTCTTTCTTTATCCTCTAGATCGTTTCTAGTAAAAGTGACACCACGAATTTGCTTAATTTTATCAATCGCATTATCGATTATCTGAATATCATTTTTAAGTTTTAAATCGGAGTAAGCTGTAATATTACCACTCATCGTCAAAGAACCGCTGAAGGTTGCTCCAGTGGTGCTTAAATATTCATGCCAAGTGCCAAAAGAGCCACCAGATACGTTTCTAGTAAACAGTCTGTTAGATCTGTCTTCCCAACCCCAAGCGACCTGCACGCCCCAAAAATTAGAAGAATTAGAGTGACGATAGTTTTGTAGAAACCACCAGCCGCCACCGGTAGGACAGTTTGTTCCGCTATTCAAGTCACCAGTATATCTAAGTCCATTAGCAGGAGTATTTGTAAAATCTGTATTCCAGTTACCGCTGGTACCAATAGATTGCAGAGCAGAAATTCTTAAAAATCCTGTTGGATCCACATACCATCCGGTGTCATTTGAATCATACATGATAGGTGTAAATATATGACCTGATTGATTGATATAAAATACGTCAGCGCCAGCAGAACTTCTGAAACGCCAGTCGGCAGCAGCCTGAAAATACCAGTGATTGCTATGATATTGGATTTTACCTGCAAATTCACCCGTCCAAGCTGATGCATCTGCTCTCCAATCACCAACAGTTCTTATTGATGTTGACGCATTAGGATCAAGATAATAACCTGTATTAACAGAATCATAGAATACTGGCGCACGAACATCCGCTGATGCGGAAACTGTACCAGTAAAAGTATGAGTTCCACCAGGTGCTGCTAGTTGTAATCTAAAAGTGTTAGCGCCGTCACTCCAACCACCGATTCTGAATACGTTATCGGTATCAAGACCCATATTAATAGCATATGCGCCTGATCTATGAAACGAAACGTGAGCAGATAGTGAAGTGCTACCTCTAATAGAAAATGATCCTGTATCGTTACCTGCCGAGACACCGCTAGTAGTAGGAACTCTTCCTACAAGTAATCCTGATAATGTTTTTGTTCCACCAATAGTTTGATCACCCGTGGTATATACACCATTGGTTACGGTGCCCGCATTACCTGTGACACTAATGCCCCATGTTCCAGAAGCACCAGAACCTGTTAGTGTAGGAGCATATGAAGTATAGTTAGAAGAATCTAGTTGCACTCTCCATGCTTGCCAAGTGCCATTATTCTTACCACGAGTTGCAACTTGACCTGTTCTGAAGTCACCATATATCTGATGAATCCAAGCAGAACTAAATGCTGATGAATACAAACCCCCGTCAGTTTGTCCAAATAAACTTACGCTATTATTATAGCCTAACTGATTTTGCGTTACGTTATCTGGATTAATAGCAGATGCAGAACTATTTAACGTTAGACCTGTAACAGATCCTGCACTACCAGTAATAGATCCTGAGGATGTGATATAACCCGCTGAACCTGTAACCGCAGTAATACGACCCTGAGCGTCGATTGTTAGAGCAGAAATACCACTAGAATATGAACCTGCACCAGGACCAACATTAGGCATAGAAATAGTGCCAGTGGAAGTAATGGTGCCTCCCGACAATCCGGTACCAGCGGCCACGGAGGTAACACCGGAAGAAGTAACATATCCTGCTGAACCAGTAACGGATGTAACACGTCCATAAGCATCAACAGTTAATGCAGAAATACCAGAAGAATAAGTTGCTGCACCAGCACCAGCAGTTGCTAGATCAATCGTTGGTGCGGTTCCACCAGAACTTGTAATACGACCTGAGGTTCCAGATACAGAAGCAACTTTAGCGTTGGCCGCAGCAAAAGCAGCGGTAGCATAAGTGATTGTTGCAAAGGTTGCGGTAGCATAGTTATTAGCCGCTGTTGTGGATGTATTAGTATATGCTCTGGCAACAATTAGGTTAGCGTCAACAATTGTTCTAGCAAATGTATTGGAAGCATTTGCCATAGCACCAGCATAATTGTTGGCAGAAGTGGCAACAGAATTAACACTACCAAATGCTGCGTTGGCTACAGTATAAGATGCAGCAATAGTTGGAGTAATATTCATACCATTGATAGTTGCTGTGCCATCAACTGTCATGTTGACAGCATTGGCTCCACCAAAAGGATTGAAAAATGATACAGTTTGAACACCAGTCAGATCGGAAAAATGTCTCAGAGATGTGCCAACAGAGTCGATAATCCAACTAGGATTTGAACCGGAACCTACAAGTCGAAGTTCTCCGCCCTCTCCTGCGCCATTTTGTGCTAGTGCAATTAAATTGTTTGCACTAAGAGATCCTGTAGTCGTCAAACTTCCAGCAAAGGTACCAGTAGTGTTCTGTAATGCGGTATTAGCACGACCAAAGGCAGCATTAGCGACGGTATATCCTGCATTAATGGAAGTATATGCTGCATTCGTCAATACATAGTCAGCATTAGAAGATGTATAAGCCGCATTGATTACCGCAAAGGCAGAATTGACGGCAGCATAAATGGTATTACTAAAAGTGAACTCGGCATTGGCTGCGGCAAATGCAGCAGTCACATTAGTAGCGACACCGTTGGCAAAAGCAAAAGCAGCGGCCGCATTAGTAATTGTGGCAAATGTTGCTACAGAATAAGCATTAGTTGATGTTCCCACTGTGGCCGCATAAGCATTGCCACTATTTGCCATAGCACCAGCATAATTATTGGCAGATGTAGCATTCGTAGCAACTGTGGATATGGTAGCAAAAGTGGCAGTAGCCCAAGCATTACCAGAGTTGGCCATTGCTCCAGCATAGTTATTAGCTGATGTGACAGAAGTATTAGTATATGCTCTGGCAGTAACTAGATTTGCATCAAC